GGTACAAACCCATGCAGCACCAGATCGAGACGGCAGCGTTCTTGACGATGCACCGCAAGGCATTTGTGTTCTCCGAACCCGGCACAGGTAAGACGCTTGCCGCACTATGGGCGGCTGACTACTTGATGAGCATCAAGCATGTGCGTCGTTGTTTGATCCTATGCCCACTCTCCATCATGCAGTCTGCATGGTTGGCTGACCTGAGCAACAGCATCATCCACCGCTCTGCCATCGTCGCGCACCACCCCAAAGCTAGTCGGCGTATTGAAATGGTTCAACAAGACTACGAGTTCGTCATCACCAACTACGAAGGGTTGAACCTGATAGCCGATGAGGTCAACGCTGATGGCCGCTTTGATTTGGTGATTGTGGATGAGGCCAACGCATACAAGACCGTAACAACAGATCGTTGGAAAGCGCTCAAGTCAATCATCAAGCCAAGCACGCACGTATGGATGATGACGGGTACTCCCGCATCGCAGTCTCCAGCCGATGCGTACGGTTTGGCCAAGATCGTGAATCCCGACGGCGTTCCAAACTTTTACAGCTCATGGCGCGACAAAGTGATGAACAAGATCACACTGTACAAGTGGGCACCGAAACACAACGCAGCCGATCTGGTACACGAAGCACTGCAACCAGCGATAAGGTTCAGTAAGGCGCAGTGTCTTGACTTGCCGCCCGTGTTGACTACAACACGCGAAGTACCGCTCACGCCACAACAAGCCAAATACTACAACCTGCTCAAAGAACGCATGCTAGTGCAAGCCGCAGGCGAGACGATCAGCGCAGTCAACGCTGCCGCTGGTGTATCCAAGTTGTTGCAGATCAGTTGCGGCGCTGTGTACACAGACGACAAGGAAGTTGTCGAGTTCGATGCTGGCCCACGGCTTGGCGTGTTGGAGGAAATACTGGAGGAGACGGATCGCAAGGTCATCATCTTTGCGTTGTTCCGCTCAAGCATCGACAGCATCCAAGCGCACCTGACAAAGAAGAACATTGCCAACGAGTGCATACATGGTGGAGTCACACCAAACAAACGCTCAGACATCATCCACAGATTCCAGCACGAGAAAGAACCAAGGGTGTTGGTGATGCAGCCACAAGCCACAGCACACGGGATTACCCTGACTGCTGCCGACACTGTGGTGTTCTTTGGGCCATTGATGAGCGTGGAGCAGTACATTCAGTGCATTGCACGGGCTGACCGCAAGGGGCAGAACTCAGACAAAGTTACTGTTATTCACATTCAAGGCTCGCCGATTGAAAAGAAAATGTTCAAAGCATTGGAGGCTAAGGTGAGTGATAACTCACTTCTTACCCAGATGTTTGAGATTGAAATAAATTCTTGAAAGGAGTTGCAAACCGAAATTTATTGTGTAACATGTCAAACCTTAGACAAACAAAAACAGGAGAAGCAGTTGGAAGAAGATAACATTCCTCTCGACAAACTGGTCAAGGTCTATCGCAAAATCAAAGCGGAGATCGACACCATGACACAAGAGTACGACACCAAGTTGGAAGTACTCAAGGCGCAACAAGACGAAATCAAGTTCGCCATCAAAGATCAGATGAAGGCACTGGGTGTCACATCTGTCAAGAGTCCCTTCGGGACGGTATCCATGATGCTGAAGACGCGTTACAACACGCAGGATTGGTCATCGTTCAAGGAGTTCATCCTTGAGCACAGTATGGTTGACCTGCTGGAGAAGCGCATCGCTCAGACCAACATGGCTACCTTTCTCGCAGAGAACCCGGGGGTCGTACCTCCGGGATTGAACTCAGTCACTGAGTTCGAAATTCGTATCACCAAACCAACCAAGTGAGTTTTATATGTCAAACATAACGCTTTTCTCGTCCGCAAACGTACCTGCATTTGCTCGTAACAACGAACTGTCCGACACAGCCAAAGCCTTAACCGGCGGCAGTGTTTCCAACACCAAGCGCATCTCCATCAAAGGCGGTGTGTTTCGTCTGGTAGCTGGCGGCAAGGAAGTCGCCGCGATTGATGACCGCCATTTGGAAGTCATCATTGTGAAAGCGGCACCCAAGGTCAGCCGCATCTTCTACGCATCGTCCTACGATGCCGACAACATCACCGGCCCTGACTGCTGGAGCAACGATGGTGATCGCCCTGACCCTTCTGCTGAGAACAAGCAAGCTGCTACCTGCATGAGCTGCCCCAAAAACGTGGCGGGTTCTGGCCAAGGTAATAGCCGTGCTTGCCGCTACCAACAGCGTCTGGCTGTGGTGTTGGCCAACAACCCATCAGGGGATGTGATGCAGTTGACTTTGCCAGCTACTTCGGTGTTTGGTAAAGAAGAAGGCGACAAGCGCCCGTTGCAAGCGTATGCACGTTACTTGGCAGTGCAGAACCCGCCAGTGAATCCTGAGCAGATCGTCACCGAGATGCGCTTTGATACCAAGGCTGAGTCGCCCAAGCTGTTCTTCAAGCCTGTGCGCTGGTTGACTGACGACGAGTACGAGATCATCAAGAGTCAAGCCGACAGCGCTGACGCACAACGTGCCGTGGTCATGACCGTGGCACAAAGCGATGGTGTCAAATCCAACAACGCTCCCAAGATGGTGTTGGCTGGCAAGCCGCCTGTCGTGGAGACCGATGACGACGATGCAGAGGAAGCACCGGCCAAGCCTGCCGCAAAGAAGGCAAAAGCCGCGCCCGTTGCCGATGCTGAGGACGAACCTGAAATTCGCAAGGAAGCCACCAAGGCTTCTGCCGTGCCTGCCAAGAAAGGCAAGCTGGCTGATTTGGTGTCTGACTGGGACGACGAGTAATTAAAAACGGGGGCTTTGGCCCCCAATTTCAGGAGAAGTCATGAGCACATTTGGAACAAACCCGCAGATACTACACAGAGCCGACAGCGTTGACACAAGCGTGGAAGCTGCGCATGAGGTCGATACTACTCGGCTCGAGAGTCTGGTGTATTCCACCATTCACCGCTTTGGTAGCCGTGGCTGCATCAGTGACGAGGTGCGTGCGTTCTACCCCAACTACCCTTACTCGTCCATCACTGCGCGGTATCGTGCGTTACTGGACAAGGGTTTCATTGAAGACACCGGCGAACGTCGTCAAGGCAAGTCCGGCAAAAACCAGCGCGTCATGCGCGTTGTTTCCAGAAAGAAAGAAGATGGCCTACTCCCAAAAAACCATTGACGCGATCATGCGTGCCCCGAAGACTCAAGGCAATCAGCTTGGGCGCTGGGCAGTGCATCTCAACTTTTCGGTGGTGCGTATTGCCAAGGCGCTTGGCGTGTCACGCCAGACTGTTTACAACTGGTTTGAAGGTGGTGAGATTTTTGTCGCCTACGAACACCGAGTTGAAACAATGCTCACCTACCTCAAGTCATCCAAAACAGCAGACGAAGCATGGAGAAAAATATGTCAGCACTACGGCCTCGCACCCTGAGTAACACAGAACTCATCAAATACTTTGCCATGTATGTGGACGACAACCCGATGGGTGCGCCACTTGATTGGCAGATTGAATTGCTACGCCGCTTTGCCGCAGTAGCACCAGAAAAAGAATTCCCCCCGCGCGACGAAGCACAACGCGACCTGTTCATCTAAATCCGAAGGACTCTCATGACCCCGCTTGAATTCCTAGCGGTTGTTCTGCCGTCCCCAGATAACGGGTTGTACTGTGCGGCAGAGCTAACTACAAAAAAGAAGGAACACAATTTTGTTGAACATCTGGAGGAATTACCCACAGCCATAGCTAAGTGGGGCAACAACAAAGACATCTACTTTGCGCTGTCCACGTTTCAAAACAAAGGCAAGCGCACAGCCGAGAACGCACGCTTCATCCGGTCGCTGTTCATTGACATGGACGGCTACGACACCAAAAAGCAAGCAGCCATGTCGCTCAACGACTTCATGGTCAATACCGGCTTGGATTTGCTGGGCACGCCATACGTCGTGGATTCAGGCGGTGGCTTACACTGCTACTGGCCGTTCACGCAAGATGTTGCCGTTGAGGACTGGAAGCCTGTTGCCGAGAACCTGAAGCGCCTGTGCAAGCAAGAAGGCTTGAGCATTGACATGACGGTGACAGCAGATTCAGCTCGAGTATTGCGCTTCCCCGGCACGTTCAACAACAAGGCCAAGTACGCTACGCCGCGCCCAGTGCGCATACTGGCGGAGGGTGACACGTTTGACTTTGAGGATTTGGCCAACCACATCGAGAGCCAACTCAAGGCACTACCTATGCTCCCGCGCCAGAAAACAACCACGCTTGCTTTGCCCGGCCAACGCCCTGACGCACCCCATACACCGACCACAGTCAAACTGTTTGAGAACAGCATCACGCTGTTCAAGAATATTTTCAAGAAGACCAAGGATGGCGTAGGCTGCGAGCAACTGCGGTACTACGCTGAGAACGCATCTGAGGACGGCATGGAGCCGTTGTGGCGTGGCTGGTTGAGCATCGCTCAGAAGTGC